AGATCTTTGTTGGAAAATGTGCGCAACGTAAATCTAAATTTGTCCCAATCTTGACGAAGGAATATGTTGATGGGGATGGATCTATTGCTTTCCCACCACCACTGATTGGCCAGTTCTAAAAACAACATTTTGTCTTGTTGGTCAACTACAGATCCAAAGTCGTAGATGGTAGTCACGCTGTCATCTCTGTTTTGTATAATGCCCACGTATTCTGCGTTTGCATAACTGCAAAGAGTGATAAACGGGTATTTTTCTGCCAGCTTATCGAAGATTGTATTGCCCATAAATATTGTTCGAGGATCCTATGTATTCAACCACCGTTTACTTATACCAGCAAATTACCAAAGTCTTGTTAGTTGACACCAGTGGTGGATATTTCACAGCGAGGTACGACCCAGTGTATGCAAAACAATTAACTGTAAACAAAGGTGTAGATAATGTTCTACTCTTTGAATTTATCAATCAAGAACAGAAACCGGTAAACATCACTGGCTCTGCATTTGTGTTTCGTTTGATGAGCCAAAACGGAGACAGAGTACTGGTGGAAAAAGACATGACAAGTCTTAGCAATTCACTAGGACGAGTAAAAGTGGTGCTGGACATCGAAGACACCATTAATCTAGTTGCACAACCCGCTAGTTATTCAATACAGCGCACTTCTGGTGATTACATACAAGCAGTGTATGTGGACGCTAACAGCCAAGCACGTGGTGATTGCAACATTGTAGATTCTATACTGCCACAATTTGTGCCCAGTCATGAACTTAGTATACCTACAATTTATGGCAAAGCTCAACAATTAACACCTGGACCGACCAACTATCCCGACTGGGCTCTTACACCTCCTCCAGTAAATACCACGCAACTTACTGAATTCTACAGCAGTTTTATTGACACATCTCATCAGAGTTTGACAACAGTCAAGATGGATCTGGATCACTTTACAGGCACTGTGAAATTTCAGGCCGCACAAGATTATGAATCTATCTGGTACAATGTAACTGACAGCTATACTTTTTACAATGAAACTTCTACACAATATTTCAACGTGGTAGGATTTTATCCCTTGATTCGAGCAGCTTTTAACAACAGCCAGGGATTTGGTGGGCAAGCATCAGCACAGGTTTCACCTACAGGCGTGGTCACAGGAATCAGTTTGAGCAATGCTGGTAAAAATTATGTGGCTGCACCCAAAGTTCAAATCTTGGGAAATGGTTCAGGCGCAGAGGCAATAGCTACCATTGGAGCCGATGGACAAATTGCAACCATTGTAGTGACCAATGGCGGATCAGGTTACTTGCCAATTCAGTACCAAGGCACACAACAGGCCACGGTAATGATCACCACCGGATATATTGACAATCTCCAATATCGTTGATTTAGTTTAGCTGATCTGCTATACTGTATAGATGCTTGACATCCTTGCGTATCTACCTGCAAAAAGAAAACCCACGCCATCAGGTTGGTTGAGTTTCAATGCGGTTTGTTGTCAGCACAATGGCAGCACCAGAGACACAAGAGGTCGTGGCGGACTCAAAGCTACCGAAGCAGGATGGAGTTACCACTGCTTCAATTGTGCCTACACAGCCAGTTTTATTATGGGTCGTACCCTAAGTGTCAAAGCTCGCAGACTGCTAGGATGGATGGGTGTGCCAGACAACGAAATTGAAATGCTCAATTTGGAAAGTCTGCGGCATCGTAGCATACATGGCATACTAGAAGATAGACAACAGGCCTGGAATCACTTGGCCGGTATCACCTTTGAAGAACGAGATTTACCACCGTATGTTGAATTGCTAACTGCCGAGCACAAGTTTTATTGGGACTATGTTCGAGGCAGGCATGTGCCCGAAGACTTTCCTGTTATGGTACAGATAAAAAATGATGGTGTTCATTGGACCCGACAGCATGTGGTCATACCATTCACATACGAAAACAAAATTGTAGGTTACACCTGTAGATTTTTAGACAACAAACAACCCAAGTTTATTTCAGACAGTCAACCAGGCTACGTGTTTGGAACAGACTTACAGCACAAAAACTGGACCAATGTGATAGTAACAGAAGGCATATTTGATGCACTCAGTATTGGTGGTGTGGCTGTGATGCATAATACCATAAGTGATGCACAAGCCCGACTGATACGCAATCTAGGTCGAGACATAACTGTGGTGCCCGACCAAGACCTAGCAGGCACGGAATTGATTGATCGTGCTGTGGAACTGGGATGGGCGGTAAGTATACCCGACTGGCCCAACGGCTGTAAAGATGTCAACGATGCTGTGATTGCCATGGGGCGTGTGGGCACACTGCTAACTATAATGGCAGCCAGAGAAACTAGTAAAATCAAAATAGAATTAAGGAAGAAACAACTTGTTAAAAGAATACGGACTTGATGTCCAACGCTTATTTCTAGAAATGATGTTGGAGGACGCACAAAGCTATGTGCGTGTGCAAAACATCTACAACCCGCAGAACTTTGATAAGAGTTTGAGACCTGCGGCTGAGTTTATCAAAGAACATTCTGACAAACACAAAACCCTGCCGGAACGCACACAGATTTCAGCAACCACTGGCGTTAAGTTGTCAGCTGTGCCAGACTTAAATGAAGGACACTTTGACTGGTTCATGGGCGAGTTTGAAGCATTTACACGCCGTCAGGAACTAGAACGTGCTATTTTAAAAGCCGCAGACCTGTTGGAAAAAGGTGAGTACGATCCAGTTGAAAAGCTGATCAAGGATGCAGTACAGATATCACTTACCAAAGACATGGGCACAGACTACTTTGCTGATCCCAAAGCTCGCATTGAAAAGTATTTCAACTCAGGTGGGCAAGTAAGCACAGGCTGGCCACAGCTGGATCGACTGTTGTATGGTGGCTTCAGTCGAGGCGAACTCAACATCTTTGCAGGTGGATCAGGTTCAGGCAAATCCTTGGTCATGATGAACATTGCGCTAAACTGGCTACAGCAAGGGCTTAGTGGTGTTTACATCACACTAGAACTGTCGGAAGAGCTTACTAGTTTGCGAACTGATGCCATGTTAACCAACATGAGCACCAAGGACATTCGCAAGGACATAGACACTACAGAACTCAAGGTCAAGCTGGTGGCCAAAAAGTCCGGCAACTATCAGGTCAAAGGTCTGCCTGCACAATCAAACATCAATGACATCCGTGCTTATTTGAAAGAGTATCAAATTCAAACAGGCAAGCGGGTAGACTTTGTGATGATTGACTACTTGGACTTGCTGATGCCTGTGAGTGCCAAGGTCAGTCCCAATGACTTGTTTGTGAAAGACAAGTATGTTTCAGAAGAACTGCGCAACTTGGCCAAAGAGCTAGGCATCTTGATGGTCACAGCGTCACAGTTGAACCGATCAGCTGTGGAAGAAATTGAATTTGACCACAGCCACATATCAGGTGGTATCTCTAAAATTAACACAGCAGATAATGTGTTTGGTATCTTTACAAGTCGTGCAATGAAAGAGCGTGGCAAGTATCAGATCCAGTGTATGAAGTCTCGAAGCTCGACCGGCGTTGGTCAAAAGATTGATTTGGAGTACAACATTGAAACCATGCGCATTACTGATGAAGGTGGGGATGACAACGAAAACGGGTTTAGCAAAAAGCCCAGTACAAGTATCATGGACTCGATCAAAGCAAAGAGCCAAGTTAGTGCAGCCGCGGCAGACGATTCCAAGTCTGTACCTTGGGAACGCCCCCAAGCCCGAGAAGGATTTGATTTAGAAACACCCAAAGTCACAGCAGATGTGCAAAGCGCCAAGCTCAAGCAGTTGTTGGGCAAAATCAAAACATCATGACTGACGCCTATTGCTCCATGATTCATGGAGGATTACATTTAGACTTTAAACGTACACCAGTTACTGCTCAGCACTGTTGTTTGAGAAAAAATCAATTCCCCATTGATGCCCACACTAATTTTTGGAATCATCTTAATTTTGTGGATCTGCGGAAAAAAAACAAAACCAATATCTGGGATTCAGGCTGCAACAATTGTGAGCGACTTGAACAGTCTGGACATTTCAGCATGCGTTCAGGTATGAATCAAGGGCTTGATGTGTATGGAAAAACTGATTTGTCTGGACCTGCCAGAATTGACTTGATGTTTGATATCAGTTGTAATTTGGCTTGTAGAACCTGTGGCACACACTCCAGCACATTTTGGCAAAAACATCTCAAAGAGCATGACCTTTGGCAGTTACCAATTTTCAATCCCCGGCGTGTTGACGAAGTAATACACAGTTTACAACAATTAGATTTGTCAAATCTACGGCAAATAGTATTTTGTGGTGGCGAAACCATGCTAGGACAATCCTATTGGGATGTTGCCAATTGGCTTGCTGACAATGTGCCTAATGCAAAAAATCAACTGACAGTGTGTTTTCAGACCAATGGAACACAGTCCATTCTTAAACAAAATATAGAAACAATTCAGAAACTGTATCTTGTCAAACTGCACATAAGTTTAGATGGGGTCGGGGAAAAATTTGAATACTTGCGCTGGCCTGCCAATTGGGCCCAAGTCACTGACAACATTTTACACATAAAACAAACGGCTCCTAGCAACGTGATGTTTTTGGTTGAAGAAACTATTAGCATATTCAATTTGATGTACACTAAGGAATTAACACAGTGGGTTCAAACCCATTTTGTTACCAACAGAGAAGGTGATGTAATTGATCATACCAAACATTTGGCAACTGGTGATTTTTCATTGGCAAACTGTTCTGCAGAATATGTTGCGGCAATGGCATCTCATAGTGACAGCACACTTATACCACCAAATTGGATTGAAGACGAGAAAAAAATTAAACGTATGATTGCGTCAATAAAAACTGCTGACCAGCTTAGAGCACAGTCATTTGAAAAAACGTTTCCCGAACTAGCTGAGTTGTACTGTAGATTTTTGTAAGAAGTTTACAGGCAAGTATTGGTCAATGCTGATATTTTTCAATGCATCTTGACGTTGAATTTCTTCACAGCACTTTGAAAACATAAACGTGCTATAACTGCCAATACTAAGAAAACTTTTGATCTGATCAGCATATCTAGGATTGTGATCTAACACCTGCTGCTTGAACCAGTCTGGGAGATTGCCGGGTGCAAAATACAATGGGTCATCAACTTGTTTGCACAAATATTTTAAATTTTGTTCGCAGAAAAAATCCATTAGCTCAGTATAGTAGAACACATTGAGATTTGATATCATTGCACTTACGCTGATGTTAGATGTGATTGTTCTAAACAATCTAAGATTTTTGCACAGCAGATCCCAACTTAGTGGATATCTAAGGTATTCAAATCTTGATCCTACACCGTCAATGCTTAGGCAAATATTTAAATTTTTAAATTGACTTAACATTTGTGTTTGGAAAGAAGTAAGCTCACAACTACCATTGGTCACAACAGATATAAAACAATCAGTATTATGACATTTAATAAGCCGATTTAAAATTTCAAAATTGAGTTTTTCCAACAGCGGCTCACCGCCCACAAATGACAGTTGCTTGATATCTGCCCAATCAATGGCATCAATAGCATCAATCGACATTTTGTTGTAGTTTATTTTTTTGTTTTCTAAAGCGGCCCACGCAGAACTAGAATGGCTGCCGCAGGTGACACACGTTCCGTTACACAAGTTGCTGGTATGCAATTTTACAATCTGCGGACGATTGAGTTGATTTATTGCATCTTGTTCAATTTTTTCCAAGTCTCGATCAAGGTAATAATCAAATGCAGTATTATGCAATTGTCGTTCGCTTGCTAGGCCCTGGTCTTCTAGTTTCCAACAGGTAGAACAGGACAAAGCTCTTTGCTGATCAAACATTGATTGCTGAACTTTGTTAATGTCAGCTGATGGTGAAAGTCTGCAACAATAAATGTTTTTGGGAAAATTGTGTCCAATTTCAACGCCATAAAATGGCAGCACACAAAAATAATTGTTCATTAATGTATACAATCAAGCGTTTACAGCCTTGATAACAGCAAAGTTTAACACAATGGCTTC